CAAAAAGCAATATCAGGTGCAAGACAACTTGGTGGACCAGTTGCTAAAGATAAAGCATACTTAGTAGGTGAAGTAGGGCCAGAAGTATTTATACCTAAAGTATCTGGTAAGATTGTATCAAATGATGACTCTAAAATAATTAATCTATTACTAGAAGCTAATCCAAATCTTAAAGGAGTTAGTCCAGCTAGAGCTGAAAAAATATTACGTAATAGATTCCCTGACTATTTTGAATAATGAAAATAATTAAATCTAGATTTCCTATTACTAAATTACCAGCTGGTAAAGTAGTACGTCAATCAGATGTAGATGTTGCCGCAGAAAAATCTTTTGTTAAAAAATTTGGTGATAGACCTGCATATATGGGTTATGGTATGGAAGGTTCTGGATCATTAGCTGCAAGAGACTACGCAGAAAAAGTTGCTAATAGAGTTTACTTTAAAAAATTAAAATCTGAATTAAGCAAAACTAGAAAGATTACTGCGACAGGTGTTAAATCATTAAAAGCTTCTGGCAGCAAAGTATCTAAGTCAGGACTTAAAATTGGTAAAGCTCGTGGTGCTATGAAAGCTGATATAATAGCTAGAACAGAAGCAGATGTAGCTATGGATAGAATTATGGAAAGATATACAGCTCGTAAAGCTAAATCTTTTAAAGCAGCTCCAGTTAAAGTAAAACAAGTTTTTCAAGAAGCAGCAACAGCTATGGGTTTTTCTCCTGAAAGAAAATTTGCACCTAGTGCTAAAGTTGCTACTCAAGAAGATGTTTATAATTTAGCTAGATCTGAAAGAAGAATTAAATATAAAAAACCTAAAGTTAAAACTACTAAATCTAATTTTGAAACAGAATTTAAATCATATATAAGTAAAGAATTTAAGTTATAATGGCTAATCCTTTAAGGACTACTGAGTTAAATCTTAATGATCCTATTAATGATTTAACTGATGGTTTAATTGATCCATCTCAAAGACCACAACAACAAGAGCCTCCAGGATTTTTTAGTTCATTACGTAATCCTGTAGAGTTAATATTAGAAGAATCTGTACCTGCATCATTATATCAATGGATGACTGGTAATACTAAAAAAGTACAAGCTAAAAAAGCTTTACAATTTTTAGAACAATATCCTTATTTACAAAATACACCACGTTATAAAGAAGCTGAACGTATTTATAAAAAGTTTGGTTATCTTCTTGAAGAAGGAAGCCAAGAGTTTAGTGGTGATGAAATGGTAAAAATGGTTAAGCAATATCCATCTGTGTTTGGAGCTGAGCTTGTAAACATGATGGTTGCTGATCCTTATTTATTTTTATTACCAAGTGTTGCTTATGCAAAACTAGGTAGAGGTATTTCTAATTCTCTTAAACTTAAATACTCTAAATCATTTAAACCAATTAAACTTACCGCAGAAGAACAAGCCTTAAAGCAAACAGCTAATGCTGATATTCTTTATGGTGCTATGGGTACAGTACTTACTCCATTAGCATTTTCATCTGCTATGCAATTAGGTGAACAAGGTGTTATATCTGGTAGTCGTACTTCTCTTGAAACAACTATAGGTGCTACTGCTGGTTTGTTACTCAGCGGTGGTATTGGAGCTATATCAGGTCTTGCTTCTAAAATTGGAAGTATAAGACCAGATGCTGTTAAACGAGCTACTAATAATGTTATTTCAAATAGCGATGAAGATCTAACCAAGTTATTTGAATACAATGATAAGACTGGTAACTTTGAATATGTAGATAAACTATTTGATGAAATAGATAATCTATCAAAAAATATTGATCCAAAGATTAGAGATGTATCTAGCCAAGAAACAATTAACTTTCATAAACGAAGCATAACTTCTTTAGCTAGACCTATTATTGAAAATGGTGTTAATGCTTCTAAAAATAGTGCAGTTAAAAATGCAGCTAGTCTTGGTGGTGTATTAGCAGCAGGATCTTTCTTAACAGCTGATGATGAAAAAATTGCAGCAGCAGGACAAGGATTTTTATTAGGTGCTGGTATTTATGCTGCAGCTAAAACAGTTAACAAGTTTTTAAAATCATCTAAAGACGATATTACTCAAGTTAGACAACAAGATTTTGAAGATACAATAAACTCTATTGATATTGCTAATCATAAATACTTTAGTCATGTCTCTCAATTATCTGGTAAGATTCAAGAATTAATTCCTGATCCAATAAGCTCAAGAAAAATATTTCATTACATACAACAAACAGAAATAGGTGGTAAAAAAATTAAACTATCTGATTTAAACTCTGATGAAAAATTAGGTCTTAATGCAATAAGAAATATATTTAAACAATTTGAAGATACTCTACAAGATCTTGACGAACCAATTTTAAAAAACATTAGAGATAATTATCTACCTATTATCTGGAGTGAATATAGAGGATTTAATCCTTCTCAATTTGCAGATATGTTTGATACTAAAGTTTATGGCCCAACTAAAAGCTTTAGATTTTCTAAAAAAAGAATTTACGATACAATTAACGAAGGTTTAAAAAAAGGTTTTAGACTTAAACCTGGCATGGATAATGCTATAGAGTTACTTAAAGTATATGCTATTGCAGCAGGTAAAGCAGTATCTACAAGAGCTTTATTAAAAAATCTTAGAACTAGTAGTGTTCCTGGAATTACTAAATCTCCATTTATTGCAGTAACAGGAGAAGAAGTTTTAAATGTAATGCGTGGTCCATACGCAAAAGAATATGTAGATTTTACACATCCTTACATAAATGCTAACGCACCAGTTAAAGTACATCAGGCAATAGTTGCCCCACTTAAAATGATATTTTCTGCTGAATCAGAAAATCAATTTATAACAGCTATGTTTAATACAAACCTTGTTATGAAACGATTAGCTGTAGGTTTTTCTTTCTTTCATGCTGGTGGGTTAATTGAAAATGCTTTCTTTACTGGATTAAGTTTTAAAGCTATTGGAGCTATATTAAATCCTAGATCTGCTCCTGATATTGTTAAAGCTATTAATAATCCTACATTAGATTTTAAAGATTTTCCATTATCTAAAGTTACTAAAGATTTAATACAGTCTTATGGTTTTAATGATGTATTTGAATTTGCTAGATCAGCAGGTTTAGTAATTGAACGAGGTACAATTGACCAAGCTCATGACAGATTTTATTCTGTAGTTAATAGAACTACATCTGGTCTTAACAATTTATTAGGTTATCAATTTGGAACTAAAACAATTGGTAAAGCCAAAAAAGTATTTGAATGGTTTGATCGTGTAACTTGGGATAGAGTATATACATCTGCTAAATTATTTTCGTTTTTAAAAAACTTTGAAAGATTAGCAAAGCCTGGTGATCAAACATTTAATATATATGCTAATGCTCGTATTGCATCACAAGTAACTAATGATGCTTTTGGTGGATTAAACTGGACACAAATTACACAAAGAATACAAAATCCACTTTATAAAAAATTAGCACAAACTGTATTTCAACCTGGATCTAAAGGTTATATGCAGTTATTATTATTTGCTCCTGACTGGACAATATCTAATCTTAGAATAGCATTTAAAGCTTTGCCTTTATTTGAAACCAATCCAGATGCTAGAAGATTATATCAGTTATACTTTGCACGAACAGCATTGATCTATGCTACTATTGGTAGTGCATTAAACTATATATTCTCAGGACATTCTATATTAGAAAATAAAGATCCAACTAGAATAGACTTGGGTAATGGTGAAGTTCTTACATTCTCTAAACAATTTATGGAACCATTTGATTGGGTAACTAATCCTTATGGTACTGGTGTTAAAAAACTTGGCTCACTACCAAAATCAGTAGTAGAAATTTTAACTAATAAACAATACTTAACTAGTAAGTGGTCTCCACGTATTACTGAGTATGATGATAATAATATTACCAAAGCTATTAAATATGGCGGACAAGTAGGTAAAAAGTTTTTGCCTATATGGGTACAACAAGCAACAGAAACAATTGAGAAAGGTTTAATTAAAGATGGTATATCAGCAGATCTTGCAGCTGATGTAGCACTTAGTTGGTTCTTAGGACAAACTGGGCATCCTAAATATAAAGAGCCTAGAACAAGCGAATATAAACTACAAGGTTTAGTAAGAAATCCTTACGAAACATTATTTTAATGGATAACAATATTGAAACAAAACTTTTAAACATTAACAATCGAGTTGATAAAGTATCTCTAGATATAGAGATTATTAAATCAAACCATTTAGCTCACATAGAAAGTGATATAAATAGTCTTAATTTTAAAACCGACAGGATAGAAGATAAGGTTGACAAAACCTATTGGATATTACTTACTGCAGCTGGTGCATTTATAGGAATTTTATTAGTTAACTTATTTAGAGTTATTTAATCTACCTATACTTGTTTAACAAATATTAGTATAAGTACTTACTATGAACAAATCAATTTTAGTAATTAGTGATACTCATATTCCCTATCATCATAAAGATTTAATACCTTATTTAATTGCAATTAAAAAAGAATATAAACCAGATCGTATAATACATATTGGTGATGAATTAGATAAACACGCATTATCATTTCACGATAGTGATCCAGATCTTCCAAGTGCTGGAGATGAGTTAAGAATATCAATTCCAATTATACAGCAAATAGAAAAAATATTTCCTGTAATGGATTTGTTAGACTCTAATCATGGCAGTCTTGTTTACAGACGTAGTCTTAAGTATGGAATACCTAAAGCTTACTTACGTAAGTATAATGAATTTTTAAAGGTTAGTGATAAATGGAAGTGGCACGATGATTTAGTTGTGCATACTAACAATGGACCAGTATATTTTTGTCATGGCAAAATGGCAGATGTATTAAAACTAGCTCAATCTATGGGTATGTCTTGTGTACAAGGACATTATCATTCGTCTTACTCAATTAAATACTATGGTAATTCGTTAGGATTATATTATGGTTTACAAGTAGGATGTTTAATTGACAAAGACTCTCTAGCATTTCGTTATAATAAAACTCAACGCATGAGACCAATTATTGGTTGTGCTGTAATTATTAATGGTTTACCTAAATTAATACCTATGGTATTAAATAAATCTGGAAGATGGATTGGTAAAATCATTATATGAGCAACAAAACATTCTTTAAACAAATAGGTGGATCACACTATAGACGTTTTAAAATTAGCCCAGCTAAATTTATAATGGAAAATAATATTCCTTATGCTGAAGGTAATGTTATTAAATATATTTGCCGCCATTCTTTCAAGGGCAAGGAATTAGATCTTGCAAAAGCTAAACAATATATAGACTTTATACTTGAAACAAACTATGAAAAAAAGAAGCACAGTAAATAAAGCTGGTGTATATACAAAGCCATCTTTAAGAAAAAAATTATTTCAATCAATTAAATCAAGAGCTGTTATGGGTACTGCTGCAGGACAATGGTCTGCACGTAAAGCTCAATTATTAGCTAAGACTTACAAAGCTAGAGGTGGTGGTTATAAATAATGTACGCAAAGCGACAACAAAGTTTAGTTGACTGGGGTAAACAAAAGTGGAGAACTAAGTCTGGTAAAAAATCATCAGTAACTGGTGAAAGATATTTACCTACTAATGCTATTCAAGCATTATCTCCTGCTG